CCGGAAGTGCTGCCGGCGTGTTTCCTGGAAGTGCCGTATTTCTGAACTCCGCATCGCCGCCGTCCTCGTATGCTCGCATCTGCTCGATATTGTCAAAATCGAGGTCGATCAGCTTGCACAACCGTCTCAGCACTGTTTTCTTGTACATTTCACCGGTGGAACTTACCCACGCCTGGCTGTTCGCCGCCTTTGAGTACGTATTTCTGACATTCTCGATTTCTTCCTTGCCCATGGTGTCATACAACATGGAACCGTCCTTGAACACCACAATCGCAAAAGCTCCGACCAGTGGCTTATTTGAGAACGGGAGTGGTTTGTAAACAACATTCTGTACCCCGGAATCTACCGATTCCTCGAAGAAATCCCCCTCACGTACCACCTTTGCGAAAATGTCCTTTATCTCATTCTTGCTGTACCGCTTGCAGAGTTTGATTTCGCCCTTGTAATCCGTCTGAAACTTCATTTCTCCGCCATACGGGATTGCGTAACATTCCCCGTTGAAGAAATCCAGCCCCAGGAATGCTCCCTTTGCCAAGCAGATAGGGATTGACGTATAATCAATTTCCTGCAACTGCTTTTTCTTTTTGCTGTCCCGGAGCATATCCCGGATCACGGTAATACTGTTCAGGATAAATCTGTCCTGGTTGAAACCCTTGGGAAGTGCCCCTTTGTTTTCAGTGAGCTGCTGTAGCAATCCTTTCTGGATGCCGTCCAGCCAGTCTTTCGTTGTTGCCTGTGCCATGCTCTTTTTCCTCCTGTCTGAATATTTTTTCTATCTCCATCGCCGCAAGGGTAACGGAGTTGATAGCTTTTCTTGTAATCCATTCACGGATTACGTCCGGTAATAAATAAGGCATATAGCTTTCGTCTTTTCCGGAAGATTTTGCTTTTCTTCTGGCGTAGTTCACAGCCTCTGTGTATTCTTCATTATCCAGCCGGAATCCATCCGCCTCCAGCTCTGCCCGGATTTCCTGATATTCTACAGCCACCGCTTTACCTCCTCCTTAATTTCCCGGTACAATGCCCTGAGAAGAAACATGAACGGCAAAACCGTCCATTCACTTCCTACCGCTATGTAGCCTCTTTCGTGATAAGTGTATCTGACCGCCAGTGCTGTCAAGATTATTCCGGCTGCCAGTATAAGCCAGTTTTTAATGATCCACTTCATGTCCTGCCTCCTATCTGTAAAACCTGTGGTTCCCCACCTGGTAAAGAAATTCCAGATTTCTACTATGCCAGCTTGCCCGGTCGCAACTCTCAAAGAACAATGCTCCCTGGCTTTCATCCCAGCCATATTTCACAAGCTCCAGTGCCTCATAACAATCTTCATTCGGCGTTGTGGTGTAGTATCTTCCGCCGTCCATAGTTACCGAAAATTGACTTTCCTGGAAAACAACATCCTCGATACTGTCCGGGAAATCATTGCTCAATACACGGTTGAGTACCACCAGCATTACAAGAGCTTTCCCCTCTGTGCTTTCTCCCTCTGCTTCCGCCATAGCGACTTTCAGGAGAATTTCTTCCTCGTCTGCATCCCAGTCCCGACTATAAATAAGGCTGTCTGTTTCATCCGCTGTGATTGTTTCCGGTGTGACCGGTTCCTTGGTATCGGTTGCTATTGTGTTTTCCGAAGTAACAACTATCCTTTGAGCGTGTGCCGTTTCATTCTCGGCAGCTATTCCTTTTACGGTAATTGCCAGAAATATCATGGAAGCCTCAACCGCCAGAATTTTCAGTGTTCCTTTACGAAGCATTATCAACACCTACTTTCAGCGGAGTAACGAAAATTCCCAGATCAAGCTCCGGCTGGTTCTTAACCGCTTCTAACAGGTCGGCATCTGTTTCAATGCCAAATTCTTTTTTCATAACCTCTCTCAGTCTGTCAATAAGTTCCATAACCGTTACCCCCTTTCTGTGAATTTTTCTGCAAGCATCCTAAGCTCTGATATTGTCTTTGCCAGGTTGTCCAACGATTCAAGTATTGCATCCAGGTCTTTTCTTTCCTCGGCATCAATATTTCCATCCGCCGCTATGGAAATAAGCCTCTTTTTCATTGCGTGGATTTCTTCATCATCCAGCCCGTCCAGGAGCCGCACCGTGATTCCTTGCAGACTGTCTATGTTTGTTGATACCGGTAAGCCTTTTCCTATAGGACATTCTTTCTTGCAATACATGTTCTTCAGTTCCGGAGCGTGGTAAAGGTCAGCCATCATAACCACCGTATCAACCGGTACGCTCTTGGTTATCCCCAACTCATGGTTTGCCAGTGTGGACGGGGAAATCCCTAAAAGCTCCGCAGCACTTTCCCTACTATTCAGTTTTTCGTTGTACGATGCCGCCTTTTTCCTACAGGCGAAGTAAACGTTTTCATTACAGTTTGTACAGTTACTCTCCATGTTCCCTAAACCTCCGTTACCGTATAATATCCTTAGACTTGTTATTCGCTATCTGCATCCGGTATTTGCAGATAGTCACTAATCTTTTTTACGGCAACTGGGCTGTATACCCTGCCATTAAGGACCGAAGAAACGTATGGTCTGGTCAATCCGAGGCTGCTTGCCAGTTCGGTGACCTCTAAATCCATGTCGATCATCTTCTTCTTTGCTTCCTTGCACCAGGGAGACAACTTTTTTGCCATCCAGATACCCTCCTTTTCTTTACATTTGTGCGGTTTTCGATTAAAATGAAAGAGATTATGTTTTTACGATTGTTTTTCGTTCTCAAATTCATTTTACATTTGTTACTTTAGCGTACTATGGTGCGTTCTGTCAAGCAGAATTTTTCTTTTGGTGCGTTATTTTTTGGAGGTGCGTATGTTTTACGACAACATTTACAAAATATGCAACGATAAAGGGACAACACCCACTACCGTTTTGAAAGAGCTTGGTTTCAGTTCCGGGAACGTCAGCAAGTGGAAAAACGGCTCTGTTCCCAATATCGAAATGTGCTTAGCTATTGCCAGGAAGCTCAACGTATCTCTGGATTATCTGATTACACTCGATGGGCCGGCTTCTGATAGTGCGTTGTCTGATTCAGACAGAGAATGGCTGGACATCATCGCCCATATTCCGGAGGAAAAACAGAAAATGTGCAAAGATTTCCTCCGTACCCACATGGTAGTCCCGGAGAAATACGCCGACCGTAAAAGGGGATAATAACCAACGAATATTTTGAATGGTTCAGGAATAACAAGAAAATACAGAAATGACGGAGGTGTGTTTATGGAGAACAATAAGCCCGTAATAGAGCTGCTGCTGAAAAGAGACGAGGATCCGGAAACCTTTGTCTTTGAATTGCAACGTCTCCTGATGTGCTACCAGGTAGCCAGCCGGGAAGATAGAAATGTGGTATGGGCGGCTCTAAACAAATATGCTGCTCAGGTAGATAAGATTAGCCCCGAATAGGGGCTTTTTCTGTTGGAGGGAATATATGAGTAGGACAACGAACAAAAGACCTGGAAAAGCCAAATCCGGACTTTCCAGAAAACAAAAAGTAGCAATCTATATCAGGGTATCAACGCTGTATCAGGTGGACCGTGATTCTCTGCCGATGCAGAGGAAAGACCTGATCGCATACGCCAGCCTGATTCTCGGTATAGAGGAATACGAGATATTCGAGGATGCCGGCTACTCCGGAAAGAACACTGACCGTCCGGCTTTTCAGGAAATGATGCAGAGGATCCGCAAGGGAGAATTTACCCACGTACTTGTCTGGAAGATAGACCGTATCTCCAGAAATCTGCTGGACTTTGCAGAAATGTACGAGGAATTGCAGGATCTCCGGGTTACTTTTGTCAGTAAGAACGAACAATTTGACACTTCGACTGCCATCGGAGAAGCCATGCTGAAAATCATCCTGGTATTTGCAGAGCTTGAACGTAACATGACCTCTGAGCGTGTCACAGCCACTATGATTTCCAGGGCGAACAGCGGTCTGTGGAACGGTGGCCGCATCCCTTTTGGATATGATTATGATCCGGATAAAACAGCGTTTTCCATCCGGGAGGACGAGGAAAAGGTCTGCCAAATGATAAAGAATGACTACATGGAGCATAAGTCGCTCGTACACACTTCCCGGATGCTCAATGCTTCCGGTTACAAAACAAGATCCGGTGTCGAGTGGTCTCCTACCGCTGTCTGGATCATTGTCTCCAGTCCGTTCTATGCCGGTATATATCGCTACAACCGATATAAAGGAACTGAGCGGCGTGTCGAAAATCCGGAGGGCGAATGGATTATGATCCAGAACCACCACCCGGCAATCTTCTCTCTGGAGGAACATGAGAAAATGCTGGCCATACTGGACGAGAACTCACGCAACCGTAGGTCTGTAGGTCAGAGACACCAGACCGAACGTGTGCATATTTTCGGAGGCATTGCTTACTGTGGAAAATGTGGAAGCAAGATGGTTTCTACTCCTGGCAGACTTCATGTGAACGGTTATCGTCCAACAAATTACAGTTGTCCGAAGCATCGAAAGACCAAAGAATGTGATAACCCCACTGTGTCGGATACCCAGGTAGGGGAATTTGTCATAAACTATATTCTTAACATGCTGGGGGCAAAGAAAAAGTTCTCTACGATTGAGAATCCGGAGGACCTGGAACGCTGTCTCCTATACGGGAACACCTTTTCAGAGGTTGAACATATAGACAGCAACGGTCTGAATGAGTATTTTAATCTTCTTTCCAGGTACAGCTCCGATGATTCCTATACCTTTTCCGTCAAAAAATCACGAAAGAAAAAAGCAGAGGTTGACCCGGAGGTGGCGGCTCTGAGGAAAGAGAAAGAAAAACAAGAACGTGCCATGAAAAGGCTCCAGGACCTCTATCTGTACTCTGATACCTCTATGTCGGAAAAAGATTTCATCATCCGGAAAACGGAAATTTCAAAACGCCTGGAGGAGATCAACGCCATGCTTGGTATGGTTGCTAGAAACAGCGAACCCTCTTTATCTGACGAGGAATTTGTCCGTCAGGCAAGCCACCTGTTAATCTCCAGGGAGCTGCAAAACAGGCAATACATATATTTCAAGAATCTGGCTCAGAACGTTTCCCCGGAAATTCTGAAAGCATACATGGAAACCGTCCTTGATTCCGTGCTGCTCGTGGACGGGCGTGTGTCCTCCATCGTGTTCCGGAACGGTCTGACCCACAAATTCAAATACAAATCGTGACCGGCGTAAATTCCGGCAGCAAAAAACCGGCAGGAACATTTCGATCTTGCCGGTTTCTTTATCACTATACGGTTATGCCATTATCCCACAGTTCCTCACTTGCCAGATCCAGTGTATCATCCCACACTACCCCGTAACCGCAACAGCTTACTTCCGCTCTGCAGAACAGTTCTGGATTGTTTCTCATTTTCTCAAACTCCGGGATTTCATCAAACAGAGGTTTTACATCGTACCGCTTTACCACTCCACCCGTGAACTCTGCCTCCAGTATGAAATCTTCCAGCGGTGTTACTCTTTTCAGTACACCATCCACAATACCACCTCCATCTATGCTGTGGCTACCAGCCCCTCTAATCGAGGGGAGGCAGCTTTTTGTTTAGTTGTTTGGTTTCCCACATTTCCAACAGTTCGTCTCGGTGTATCTCCCACCATTCCATAGCCATCTTATGGGCTCTTTTTGGGAGATTACCTACAAGTACCCGTCCTGTCCTGATGTCGATTGATTCCATCTTTCCGCCATATTCTGCGTGGAAGTGTGGCGGCTGATGGTCTTTATTGAACATCCTGATTGTGATACCGTAGAACGTTGATATTTCAGGCATTTCCGTAGCTCCTTTCCTTTTGATAACTTAACTTTAGCGTACAGAAAACCTTGTGTCAAACCTTATTTTGCTGATTTTTTATAAAGTTTACGTTTGTAACATTCCGGTGTCATTGTATAAACATGGCATCCCCGAAGCTAAAGAAGCGGTACCGTTCCTGAATTGCCTCCTCATAGGCACGCAGCACATGCTCCCTGCCCGCCAGCGCGGAAACCAGCATCACCAGTGTGGATTCCGGCAGATGGAAATTGGTAATCAGGGCATCCAGCACCTTAAAGCGGTATCCGGGGTAGATAAAGATTTCCGTATCCCCGCTGCCCGCATGGACTACGCCATTTTCATCCCCGGCGCTCTCCAGGGTTCTGCAGCTTGTAGTTCCAACACAGATAACTCTTCCGCCCTTTTGCTTTGTTTCATTTATCCGCTTCGCCGCGTCCTCCGAAATTTGATAAAACTCGGAGTGCATATGATGCTCCAGCACATTTTCCTCCTTCACCGGCCGGAAGGTGCCAAGCCCTACATGCAGCGTTACATAGACAACAGATAC